CCGCCCATACTAAAGAAAGAAACACACCCGTCCCATCGTCCTAATTTATAAGCAGGTACGTGGAACGCATGAGGTAAAAAATATTTAAACTTTTTTTCTAATTGTCGTCTTGTAATTAGATCAAGATTGTGTATCTTTACATTTACTTCATCTTTTATTTCTATTATACATTCTGGCATTAGGTCATAAAAAAAGGAGTTCAAAGAACTCCTTTTTAATTAAGGGTTAATAAAAGTTACTTACGTTTTATACAAGTATTTTCTGCAAGCCTTGCCCAACGTGTAGGGGACATCTTCTTAAGATCTGCAATCTTAGTTACCATTCTCAAGCTCACTTCACGCAACTTATCTTTATTCTCTTCCATATAACTAACAAGCCCAGCAACTTCATCTTTACTAAAATTATACTTTTCAAGCATTCCGTCTCCGACAATTTGTTTTACACGGAGCATCTTGTCACGCATTGTGTCAAGTGTTAAGTCTAAGTAATGACATCTTGAAAGGATTGCATCTAAGTGATCTTTAATCTTACCTTTAGCATTATCAAATTTAAGGTTAGTAATAAAAATTACTGATCCACAAAATTCAAATTTCTCTGGAACACCTTCTCTGCGTAATGCTGTACTTTCTGTATTCCAACTAATCATTCGCTTTGCACTAGAATCAAGTGCCGCTTTAAGCAAGTTCAAACTAACTTCATCCCAAAGAATGCTGTCACAATCATCAAGTACCAAAACACTACCTGGATCAGCGTACCTGTAAAGTAACTGGTATAAACCAATTGCACTTGCCGCACCTTTTTCAGTTCCATACTTGAGTGGCTTATCGGCAAGTTTATCAAACATACTGTTCTTCTCAATGACCTTTTCAACTCCGTAACTTTTACCAACTCCTGGAGGTCCTGTTACAACCATTCCTCGTACAACACCATCAATTGAGCCTTGTGTCATTTCGTCTAAAATCTCAAAACGTTCGCGGATTTCGTTCAATCTCTCTTCATCAGTAGCTTCTTTTTTGGCTGGTGTCTTATCAACAAGTATCGGACTTGTAACTGGTTCTTCACCAAAGGCAAAGTCTGACTGGGTTATTTCGTAATCATTCTTACTAACAAGTTTAATACGAATTTCCCGGTCTGGGTAACCTCGAACTTCTGTACCATCTACTGTAATAAAGCCTCCGTTTTTGCCTACTGCAAAACCTTTTACTAATGGAAAAACTTCATTTGCTACTTCTTTTCCACCGTAGTTTCCGGAATGTACCTTTACATTTACTAGCATGGCGTATCCTTGCTTTGGGTTAATGTTTGTTTTCTTATTCATCATACTACTATTATACGGCCTTGCACCCAAAAGGTCAACCTTTTTCGTTGTTTTCTGGCAGTTTCTTTCTGTTTTTCTTCATTTCTTCTACCATTTTGATAAGATCTTCAGAGTTTTCTTTCTCTTTTCTAATTCTTTCTTCTTCTCTTATCTCAGGTAGGCGTTCACTATACCACCAATCTTCAGTACTACCCATTATAGACCAATATCCTCCAATCCTGCTACTCGCAGTTTAACTATATTATTAATTTGAAATTGTTTTGCATCTAGTGCTTTTATAAGGCCATGAAACCTATTTCGCAGTAATGCAAACTCATTAATTAGATGTTGAAAATCGGCTATGTCGTCTTCTCCATCTATATATTTTTCAGCATCTCTAGAACTTAATGCTTTGTTATAATGTTCTGTGAATTTTCTAAAAACGAAGGATCGTTTTTTACGAAGCTCTATATTAAGGTGTTCTAATATTGCTTCTAGTTCTTGTAATTGATTAAACCTATGCTCAACAATACCTGGCATTTCTCTAGATAACTTTTCTAAGTTACCTTTCATGCCACACTCCACTCTTGCTTCATCGAGTATGACTTCATATGCCGATATGCAATTAACAAGTTCACCTAAGTCTTCTTGTATTTTTCTATACCATGTACTCATCAGTAATCGTATGTTTCGGGATCTTCGCCATCTAAATACTCTTCATCTCTTTCTTCTTCTTCTTCATAATACATGTTTTTTAATACGTCGTCCATTGTTCCGTCGTATCCTTTTAACTCTCGTACATTATCTTCAATTACAAAACCGTTATTATCAAATTTTTCAAATAATTCTTCGCATAATATTTCATGATCTTTATTCGAAGAATATGATTTTACTACATCCCATAAATCGTGAATCAAATGGACTTCCTGTTCACTCATTTTCATCGATTACCTCCTCTGGTACCACATCATCGTTATTTACCAGAGGAGCATCGTTTTCGTTAAAGTCGTCTATAACTTTTTGTAAGTTTTCTTGGTTCCATCCCTTGCGGAATTCTTTTATTTCTTCGCCTTTTCTAGTTGTGTATTTTAGTTTATTTCCTTCTTTAACTATTACACCTGCTTTTTCAAATAAGTCTAAACAACCACTATATGGATCCATTCCGGTATCATACGGTATTTTAATTTGGACACTTTCAAATGGTTTTGCAAAACGTGTTTTCATTACCTTGCAAGCCGAACGGATACCACGAACATCTGTTATTTTATTACCTGCCTCATCTTCTTTAAGTTTAAGTTTTCGCATTGCAACGACAATAGATGAAGCATATATAAATCCTTGGCCTCCGCTAATTTTATCGTCTGGATCAAACATGTCTTGTGAAGCATAGGTGTGATTACAGGCAACAATTCCTACTGGATTTCCTGCAATTAAATTAACAGAATTTCGTACCAATGAGGTAAGTGCCTTAGGTTTACGACCCATATCACCTTTCATATCTCCTTTTTCAAATTGGTCTTTATCAGTTGGAGTAAGTAGCATACCTAACGAATCAACAACAAACAATACTTTTTGTCGTTCTTCATACGGTACATCTTCGTATTGTTCACGGTAGCCTTTCATAAATTCGCTTATAAATTTTGCAACTTCATCTACCATTGCTACGCCGAATTTCAAAAGTTTATCCTCTGACACATCTACATCTAATGCAGATAACCAATCAGAATCAAGGGCATTTTCTGAATCTAATATAATAGGGAGGATGCCTTGCCGTTGGGCATTACGCACCAAGTTTCCACTGGCAATGAAACTTTTTCCGCTTCCGCTTTCACCAGCAAAACATGTAACCCTCCCTAATGGTATGCCTCTATTAAAATCGCCTGAAATTAAAAAATTAAGTGCTAAGTTTCCAGTACTAATCCAATCTACGGGGTCGTGGAATCCGCTCGACATTCCCGGAACTGCTTTTGTAATACTTCTTCTAAATTTTGATATATCAAATGGTCTCATTTATCTCCTCTAAAGTGAAAGTGAAAGTAAAAGGGGAACTCGATGTTCCCCTTTGAATAAAATTATTGAGCTTTTCGCTCACGGATCATTTTAAGAATTTGATCCGCTGAAGGTTTTTCTCCGCCTTCAGTTTCAGTTTCAGTTTCAACTTTCTCTTCGGTAGGAGTTGTTGTTGTTTCTGCAACAACTGGTTCAGGTGCTTTAGAAACCTGCGACGGGCCGCTAGGTGCTGGTTTGTTTTTGTTATTCAGCTGTACACCCTGGGGAGTATAATACGAACCAAAACGCTCTGGATCATATAGTTCTCCTGCTACAGATGATTCAAACATTTCAAAGATAATTTTAACCTCATCATTGTTTGGACGTTTTGGCATATAATCATTGAGAGTAAACAAACCATTAGTCTGGATTGCATCTCGTTCTGTTTGATCTAAACTACGCTCTTTACGAGCCCAATTAGATGTTGTATAATCTGCATACTGACCTTTTTGTGATTTTGTAAGTTTAAAGTCAGTTCCTGCTTCATAATCAGTTGGAATTTCCGGAAAGTCGGGATCCATTAATGCCGCCGAAATAATTTTGTAAATGGACGGATTTATAACGAACCTACGAATTGGATTTTCTGGAGGTTGATCATCGTTCATAGGATTATCAATAACAAATCCTTGAAAGATATAAGATCGTTTTTTCCAATACTTACGACCCTCGTCTTCGAGACTTGGATCTTTAAACCAAGGACGAATTTCAGCATGAACTGGACATGCATCGCCCCACATTTCTACACAAGGGACTTGGACTGTCACACTACGTGATTCGTCCTGTCCTTTGATACCAGGAAATGCCAAACGAATCATTTGACGCTCTTTCCAAAAGAACGTATTTGTTTCGTCTGCATCTGGTAAAAATCTTAAAGTTACTGTTGAATGTTCTGGGATGTTCCAAAAGGCGTAAATTGCGTTATCGGATTGATAACCTCCGCCTGTACGTTGCTCTTTTTCCAAGAGCTTTGCTCGTATTTCTGCTAGTGTAGCCATTATTTCTCCTATATTAGCCTATTATTGTGCCTAAGTACTAAGTCTATGTATTAGCCTAGTGTACATGACATATTTCTTCATGTACTTATTATAACAAATCTATTTATCAAAGTCAAGACTTTTTTTGACTTTTTTTATCTTTTTATCTTTGTGAACTTTCATTCATTCTGCTTTGCCCGAAATGTAGCCAGCTATAATGCCTATAGTTCCCGTCAAAGCCGATTGCAAGAGGCCGTGAGTTGATTCACTAATTGGCGTTTTTTCGATTAATGCTATGTATGACTCCATACCAACAATACAGAGAAGTATAACTACCAACCCAATGGCTAATGTTGCTACGATGTATCCTGCAAATTTAGATTTCATTTTTTAACTTTTTTTTCTTATCTATCGTCATGATACACGCCAACATCCGTATATCTCTTTTTGGCGGCTTTTGCAAGTTTCGGATCAACTTTGCCTTTTCCATAACCAATTTTTTTATCTTTGTGTGCTTTTTTTATTGCATCTTTGCCACCTGCATAAATGTTGGCCATCGGGTCATTAGGATCCTGTGGTAGAACTGTAATGCCGCCTTCTTGGACTGCTTTTAAATGTTCTTTGAATGTCTTTGGTTCTTTACTTTCACCATAGTAACCATAATCTTCATCTGTACCCATTCCTGCCGAAGCCATTGACGAATCAAAATCTCCGTCCATAGGTTCGCCGTCGTCAGTAGCAAAATCGTCACCATATTCTCGATCTAGTTCTTCTTGGATCCATTGATCGGGATCGCCGTCTCTTGCTTTAGCAATACCATATGGCATTTCACCGGAACTAACATAATGTTCATATAGTTCATCATAAAATTCATCGTGATCAAATAACATTGATTCACCACGCATTACAGATTCAAATGCTTCTCTATGTTTAGCAATAATATTATCTAAACTTCCGCCTTCGGCTTCTTTGAGTGGAAGTCCTGCTAATTTTCTTAGCTCATTTTCGGTTTTAATATCGTGAATCATTTGTATACCCCTGCTAGTTTTAATACTGTTTGATCTGCTTCACCTATAGAATCTGTTAGGGCCCGATCTACTGTTTTTACAGATTCTACAGATTGTTTTTTCATTTGATTATATTTAATAGCATCTGCTTTTTTATGATAAGCCTGTGGGCCAGGAACCATTTTTCCAACCCCTTGGCCTGCTATTGCCTTTGCTTGTTTAGATGCCTTCCATGCCGCAATATCCTCTTTAGTTTTAGGACCAGTTGAACTAAATTGTTCCCAATTCATATCTTCTGGTTGTGCTAGTGTCATATTGCGCCATTCTGAATCATCCCTATAGGTCGCCATTCTCCTTCCTTCTCCTCTCTCGCTATTGTCCTTAAACCCTCCCATCCTCTTATCTTCTTCCCAGGGGTCAGTCTGATTATTCGGTTGAGTGGGCGTACCTGGGTTTTGGGCCTCGGTGCCCGGATTGTACGTAGATCGGCTAGGCGTAGGTCCAGTTCGTCTGGGTTGGATTGCCATTCCTACTTTTGTTTCATTGTTAGAATGTGGGTTGCCTCTTTCAAAAAAGATATCAGTGCTTGTGTACTTACTAAGTGCTTCATCAATTTCATCAATAAATGCTTCATCAATGGAAGGTTCTTGAGGTGCAGTTTGCGGAGTTTGTCCAGTTTCCATAATAGATTT